GGGCATGAAAGAACATGGCTTGGATCCAACTATGCCTGAACATGAAACAGCAGAACGTGATGTAGTCAGAGCAAAAGCAAAAGACCTCACCAACAAGCGCCAGAAGCTATATCAACAAGGTAAGCTAGGTATGGTAATCGATGGTACTGGGAAAGATGCGGCCAAGATCAAGGCGCAGTCGGAGGCGCTACGCAATCAGGGATACGATACACATATGGTGTTCGTCAATACCTCGCTTCCAGTGGCTCAGCAGCGCAATATGGAGCGTGAACGATCATTGCCATCACATCACGTTGAACGTATGTGGAATCAAGTCCAGGACAACATCGGCCACTTTCAGCATCACTTCGGTAATGAGAACATGCATATTGTTGATAACAATAATGCCAGCGAGGATCTTCTCCACGGTGTTCACAAAACGATTCGCAAGATCGCTACAGGTCCAGTGAAAAATCGAGTCGGTCAGCAATGGATTAAATCTCAGCAACCAGGCGAGGTACCTCAAAAAACCACTTGACATTATCTCCAACTCTGATATTATCAGTAATGTAGTAAATGAGATATAAGGTGATTCGATATGAGTCGAGGCATACAAGTTGGTACTACAGCTTTTGATACTCTGTCTAAGTCTCTAGACAATACATGTAAGCTTGCTATCGATATCGTTGCCAAGAATCATCCACACCTGAAGTGTGTGAAACGTATGAGCAAGCAAAAGAAGATAGAGATATTCAAAACAGATAAAGTTATGGGTTTTGCTCCAGATGGTGGTGCTTGGTATAATAGTGATGGTACACTCGTAGCAGTATTCGAAGCAAAGAAACAAGACATGCGAGGAAACGCTCAAGAGCGATGGGTTAAAAACGCAGACTTTGCGAAATGGCAATCTCAGAATGTCAAATACGTAACGTTTTGTTCTGGCTCTGGTGTTGTACCACATGGACCATTAGGCAGATTGGCCTCTCAGTATACTATTATGTATCCTAAAAACTTTAAGTTTCATATGTCCGAGCACGGTTTTACTTTAGATGAAATCGTTTCTATTATGGATAAAACACTATCACTATTGGAGATATGATGAAAGATTTGAAGCCACTTTTTCGTTGGGCTGGTGCTAAGACTAAAATGAAATCGAAGTATGGATCAGACTTCTGGCCAGGAAGTAAGTTTGATAGGTTTGTCGATCCGTTTTTTGGTACTGGTGCAGTCTGTATGTGGATCTTTGATCAATATCCCAACACAGAGTTCTTTGTGAACGATTATAACGAAGATATCATTAACATCTATAAACAAATCAAAACAAACAAAAAAGAGTTTCTTGAGGTGGTTGATCAGTATCAGTCTTTGTACATTTCGAAGAACAAAGAAGACAGAAAAACATTCTATTATGAACAACGTAACATTCATGCATATAATCATCTAAGCGACGCCGAGCGGGCTGGATTGCTATTTTCACTACTAAAAACATCTTTTAATGGCATATGGCAAATCAATAAGAACACTAACAACAAGTTTGGTACTCCATGTGGTCTACTGAACGAACGTGAAAAAATCTATGATGTTGATGTCATTAATGCCTTTCATATCTTTTCGCAGAACCTGAATCTACATTCAAACGATTTCGAAACCCTTGACAAATATGTCAATCAAGACACGTATGTGTTTCTTGATCCTCCATATCGCGATTGCTTTACGAAGTACACAAAAAATGCTTTTGATGATTATGATCAAGAACGTCTGTGCAATATGATGAACAATGCAGCGAATGCTGGCGCTTTTGTTGCGATGGCTAACAAGTATCATTATGACAACTTTTTCGAATCAAAACTGATCGATTCGTTTTCTCCTTTGCTTTTTGATGTGACATACACCGCAGGCCGAGGAGCCAAAGATGGTCAAAAGGTGAAAGTCACCGAATGTTTGATAAAAAACTTTTGATCCAAGCTTGACATTTTTATCGAATCAGCTATGATGAAAAAGTAGTCAGAGAGAGAAAGTGATTCTTTATGAATGCTAGTTCTAGTGTCATCAAGAAGATTATTCACATTAGCGAAAGGCCAAAGTGCGTCGTTGATGGTTGCAACAAAACTGGCCAACACTGTGGTCGATATCGAAAAGATGGATATCCAATCTTTCGGAAACGTTGCGCTAAATGTCATAGTAAACACACAGCAAGTCAGCATGGTCTCGATAATATCCTGCAGGTTATGGCAAAGAAAGCAGGGTTTGATAATGTAACTCAGTTTACGAACTCTTTTCATCCTTACCGTAAGTTTCGTAAAACTTATTGTGAAAACATCGATGGTCGATTGGGATTTACTTGCACGACCACGATCATCTGGGATGGTATGCTTGATGTCGATCACAAAGACGGCAATCCATCACACAACACTGAAGGTAACTGTCAGACTCTTTGCAAGTGCTGCCATGCATACAAAACAAATGTTGAAAAAGATTACATGTCTCCTGGTCGCAAGGCGCTTGGTATAAAAGGTTGACATTTTTATCGAATCAGCTATGATGAAAAAGTAGTCAGAGAGAGAAAGTGATTCGTTATGCCTCGTGGTGTTCCTAAAGCTGGGTTTCGTAAAACTTCTAAGGTCAAGATTCGCGATATCAGCGAAGTCAACATTCAAAAGATTGTCGAGTCTGATGCTGAGATTTCAGAACGCATCCTCGAACGTTTTGATATTCTGGATGAAATGACTCATGCTGCAATCAAGGGTGATATTCGCGCTTTGATCGTATCTGGTCCTGCTGGTCTTGGTAAGTCTTTTACCGTAGAGGAAGCACTCAAAGGATGGGATGCTTCCGAAGAAAATCATACGATTGTTAAGGGTCATCTGAAAGCGCCATCTTTGTATCGCTTGCTCTTTCAACATAAAGATCAAGGCAAAGTTTTGGTTTTCGATGATGCCGATGCTATCTTCTTTGATGATATTTCACTCAATCTTCTTAAGGCTGCTTGTGACAGCAATAAAGTCCGTCGTATTAGTTACATGACGGAAGGTACTCTGATCGATGAAACCGATATGACAGTCATGCCCAAGAGTTTTGAGTTTGAGGGTACTATCATTTTCATTACCAATCTTGACTTTGATGCTATGATTGGCAAAGGCCACAAGTTGGCTCCTCATATGAACGCTATGATTTCTCGTTCGCATTATATCGATCTTACGATGAAGACTAAGCGTGACTATATGATCCGCATCAAGCAAGTCCTTGATAAGGGTATGCTTGATCGTGAAGGCATCACAAAGGCCGCACAGGTCGATGTTGTGTCTTTCATTGAAACGCATCAAAACACCATGCGTGAACTTTCGCTGCGTATGGTTCTCAAGGTTGCAGGAATCCGCAACATGAACAGCCCCAAGTGGATGTCGATGGCGAAAGTCACCTGTACTTATCTTTAAATCGTAGACATGCTGATGCTCCTGTTTAGCGTTAGAGTCTGTGGGTATGGGGATACCGTGACAGACATTATATTTATATAAGATTGATTTTTTTGGTTGACATTTATCGCGAATCTGTTATGATGAAAATATAGACAATGAGAAAGGTGATTCGTTATGGGTCTTGATATGTACCTCAGCGCAAAGCGTTATATTTGGTCCAGCGAAAGTGATATTAAGCAGAAGGTTTCTTCTGACTTCGATCTACCTGAAGGTATTCAAGTCAAAGGAGTTAGTGCAGAAGTCGCATATTGGCGCAAGGCAAATGCCATCCATCGGTGGTTCGTGAATGAAGTTCAGGGCGGCGTTGATGAATGTGAAAGTTATGAGTTCGATCGCAAGAAGCTTCGCGAATTGATTGATGTCTGCCGGATGGTGAAAGAAAATCCTCAGTGGGCACCCGCTTTGCTTCCTACTCAGTCTGGGTTCTTCTTTGGAGAAACCGAGTATGGCGATTGGTATTTCAGGTATATTGATGAAACTATCGTTATGATTGAACGCGCTTTGACTCTTCCTGAAAGTTGGGTATTCGAATATCGGTCTAGTTGGTAACACATTTAAACTTGAAAGGAATATATTATGATTAAGAACATTGAAGTTGGTCAAACTTTGCTTTGCAACATTGATGATTGGGTTGATGAGAAAACTGGGTATGATATTCCAGGTCCTACTCTTGATAAGAGGGTAACGATTCGCAAGATCGGTGCCGAACATGACGGATACGAGTTTATCCCTATCGTTTGGTTTGAAGAGTTTCCTGGCGACACCAACGATCACTCATTTATTTTGAATGACGAAAACTTTTCATTGACATTTTAAAGCGAATCAGTTATAGTAAAAATATGAGGTCGAGTGGTTCGACCGATTTGAAAGGTGATTTGAATATGGCACATGAACTTGAAATCCTCGAAAATGGTCAGGCTTCGATGGCATACGCTGGCGATCTGCCCTGGCACGGTCTCGGCTTCAAGGTCTCTAATGACCTCACTCCTGAACAGATGATGGAAGCTGCTCGGCTTGACTGGACAGTTGACACTGTTCCTCTTCCTGCAATGTATAACGGTCAGAAGATCAACACTGGTCACTCTGCTCTGATCCGTAGCAGCGATAGCAAGGTGCTTGACGTTATCACGGATGACTGGAATCCACTTCAGAATGTGGAAGCATTTCGCTTCTTCAATGATTTTGTTGGTGCTGGCGATATGTCCATGCACACTGCTGGTTCTCTGATGGACGGCAAGATGGTCTGGGGTCTTGCAAAGATCAACGACTCATTTGAACTGTTTGGTGGAGACAAGGTTGAAGGCTTCCTGCTCTTCAGCAATCCTCATCAGTATGGTAAGTCGATTGACGTTCGTTTTACTCCCATCCGTGTTGTCTGCAATAACACTCTGACACTTGCCCTTGGTGGTAAGTCTTCTAACATGGTGAAGATCAATCACCGCCGTGAGTTTGATCCTGATATGGTCAAGGAAACTCTCGGTATTGCTAGTGATAAGCTTGCTAAGTATAAGGAAATGGCTGCCTTTCTCGGCACCAAGAAGTACAGCAACGAAAACATCGTTGAATACTTCAATCGTATCTTCCCCAAGACCTCTGACAAGAAGAACTCTGCTATTGAGAACGCTGGTCAGTTGCACAGCCGTGCTGCACAGTTTGCGATGGAAGCACTCCATGAACAGCCTGGCGCACAGTTTGCAGAAGGCACTTTCTGGCAAGCCTATAACTCTGTCACCTATCTGACCGACCACGTTCTTGGTCGTTCGAACGATACTCGCCTTGCTTCTGCTTGGTATGGTGTCAATCAAACTAAGAAGGTTCAAGCGTTGAATCTTGCTGTGGAGATGGCAGAGTTGGTTTGATCCAAAACCAAGTTCCATCTTCTCTATAAGAGCGTCGGTTGCCAGTTCTACTGGCGCTCTTTTTTCTTTTAGTTTCTTCTGAATCTGGACCAGTCTTTAGACCTTTGTTCCAAACTGGATATCCTTTTGCCGCTTTAGCAAATCCACCCAGTTTAGAGTTTTTCTTGTTTGCTTCTTTATTATATGGTCTTGATCCACCGCAGAGTGCGTCTTCTTCTATAAGATTTGCCCACTCTTTAGATTCTACTATTGAGTGTTCTTTAGAAAACGCTAGAGCAAACTCTTTAGCATCTTGTTCATTATCAAATGAAAAAACTTCAAGTGTTATAACAGATGCTTTGTGTTTCTTTAGGTGATTACGCCATCTCTTTCCTGATCCTTTATATTCATAAGGATTTGATTGTGATGTTTTACCAAAATATTTTAGTTGACAATGTGTACATTGTTTGATATAAAGATATATATTCATAGCTGATGCTCCTGTTTAGCGTTAGAGTCTGTGGATATTGGAGTATCGCGACAGACACTTCTATTTATACGGAGTTTATAAAAATGACTAAAAGTAATAAGATTGTGTGGGGTCCAGCAATCGATGTCAAGGTTGCCCGGGCCCTTGCCCAATACAAAAAGGAGATTGGAAAATGATTGACAATCTTCGTGTAGTACGCTATTATAAGACTCGATTCGTTTCAACGACTCAAGGTGCTGTAAATCACAAAGAGTATACTGGTCGATTCGATATTCAAACAAAAGTTCTTGTTAACAATGTTATCGATGGTAAGGTTGTCATGACAGAAGAATGGCAAACTGTACCAACTGTAGATATGGAAGGTTGAAGTATGTCTTGTAGTGTTCCAGACTTGCTGGTGTCTCTACCAGCCGTTTTAATGTTGGCCATGTTCGTGTATATCTTTAAGCGACATCTAACGTTGGATGCTGCTTGGAATGAAGGCTTTGATGCTGCTAGTATGACACATGATAATAATAACCCTATCGGGCATATTATTGGTCAAAATACTGTTGACAATCATGTTGAAATCATGGTAGAACATACCGATGGTACATATGCCCGTTATAGAAAGGTTGAAGTATAATGTCATATAAGACTGTTGAACTATCGTATGAGCAACTTGATCGGATTGTATGGAAGTCTCTTGAAGAGACTTGCGACAGACTTGCGCAAGACCTAGGCGCAAATAACAGCGTGTTTGTCTTTGGTGATTCAGAAGCAGATGATATTGAAATCCAGAAAGCCATTGATGCGTTTGATCTAGTCATTGACTGGTACAGGATTCCAGGAGAGTAATCCGATAACTTAAAGAATATTGATGGAGAATGTGTAATGAAAACGGATGATGGCGGCTTTGGTATTTGTGTTGTATATCTTTTACTCGGTGTACTAGTAGGATATGCTATCGCATTTGGTCTTGTTACTAACACCTGGAAGAATGATGCAATAAAGCATCATGCAGCACACTATGATGCCACTAATGGCGACTTTGCTTGGAATCAATGATATGTTTGTTATCTTATACATTATTATCGCAGTATTGTCGGGTGGTTATCATCAAGCAAAACATGGTGATGAATATCGTAACGGTTTAAACGATGTTCCTGTGTGTATTGGCACTGCATTTGCTGCGGCTATCTGGCCAATCTATCTATCATCTCTTGTATTTAAGATGTGGGTAAACTAATGCAAGAGCATTTTTCTGATAGTAATCTTAAGACCGAAGCATTCGAAGGCGAACTAGAAGAACTTCGGAAGTTCTATAGACTAGTTTACCACACCATTTTAGCAGAGAAGCTTGGTGATCGCTACTTCATCTGTGGTGAAGGTGGTGAGAAGGATACCAACGGTCTACCTGATACAATCTATATCTGCCCTGCATATGGTGTTGACTGGTTCCAAGCATACAAAAAGACTGACTTTACCGTAGGAACGGAGTGGTAGTTTTTTGTTGACATTTTTATCGAATCATCGTATTGTGAGAATGTAGCAGAGAGATGGAGTGATTCGAAATGTTGAACTTGTCGGACATCAACGCCCTGACCAACTCGCATGATGGTGACATCTATTCGGATCTTTTCAAGGATCTTAACGGCTTTCGCCCTCGTGGGATCACTTTCCTTTCTCTAGAAGCTTTTGAAGAAGACTTTGAGTTTCTGGTTAAAATGCTTGATCTTCAAAGTCAAGAGGAAACTATTCGTCAGGAAAAGAACTTTCAGGTTTTTGTTGGCCGCATTGAGAAGATTCAGGAACTTATTCCTGGTACTTCGGTTGAACATGCTATTGAGATTCTCGCGGATGCAGAAGATGCTCTTGATGATTTGAACTTCTACGGCTATGAATGCCTTGAATATTATTTTGATCTGAAGTTTGGTGCAATCCAGAAATGGTTGGAGAAAGTCAATGAAGCCGCGTAATCCTGTTGCTGGTAACTCTTGGCGCTATAACAAGCCCAAGATTATAGAGAGCAAGAAGAAGACAGTCGGTCGAGGTCGGCAGATCAAAGACGTCTGGAATGATGAGGCTAACGATATAAATATCTAGGTATCATTGCCATTTTATAATAGGAGAACATTATGTTTATTGTATACGGAATTTTCATTGCATTGCTGTTCGTAGCATTTGTGGCTGGTACGGTTGTAAGCGCAGATACTGTCGAAAGTGCCCGGCTGAAGGAAAAGCTTGCCACTGCTGAAGCAGACATCAAGGATCTGGAAGAGCGTCTAGAAGCTGCTCTAAAGCCTGCACCAAAGGCCAAAGTCAACAAAAAGGTAAAATAATCTCTTGACATTTATATGCATTTCGCGTATAAATAAGTTATCAGTTGTTTGAAAGCAGACTGAAAGATGTAAAGACGGGAGTTCGATTCTCCCCATCTCCACCATCTATACTGTGCATTTAGTATCTGCTAGATAGTATTGTCTAAAGACTTAGTACTAACGCTATCCTTATATAGCACAGTGTAGTTGATGGGGATGACCTGGGATCGATTTGCATTGGATAGGAAAGTCTAGACTGATTCGCTGGCCGAGTGGCTAAAACTGTAAATGTCAACCTAGTTGCACATAACGACAACGATTTTGCAGCCGTGAGAATGTCTGCCTGATCTAAGTAGTTCGGAGTTTGTGGGTGTACTCTGTGAAATAAACACCCTCATTATCTGGATATGTCCAATATCTTGTGCCGTCTTCTCTCGTGGACATTTTTCTTCCAGTGGTTAGATTAGAAAAACTTTTTCTAGTTTGTTCTTTCTTCATGCCATTTACCTTTACTAAAGATGCTGCATTACTTGCGCGGCATGATAGAGAGCAAAATCTAATATCATCTTTTTTATGATAGAAGTTTTTAGCACACTTTTCGCATATATGCGAATACACTTTACAAAACTTTGGTTTTGCTTCTTTTATTTTTGTTTTACTTTTGTCTAGTTGACGCCTTTTTGGAAGTTTCTTAGGAATATCTAAAGGAAAGAAAGACAACAGACCGTCTCTTCTTAGATTTATTTCATCTTTTGTATATCCTTTGCTCCAACTTGGTCTACTTTTGCCTTTATTGGCAGTGCCATTACCTCCAGCAGAATGTTTCTTCTGGTTGTAATATCTAACAGTTTTGTTGTAAATGTTTGGTGTCCAATAAAGTTCTTCGTCTTTGATCATGTTTAGCCAACGTTGTTCTGCTTCACGCAAAGCTTTGTTGTCGCCGTAAACATATTCAAGCACACGAAATTTGAATGTTTCTGGACGTTTCTTGTATGCTCTCAGCATCATTTTGTTAGAGCAGATATAAGAATCTTCTACTTTACCTTTGTGGCCACCAAGATAAAAGAATTTTGCTCTGGTGTCGTACCAAAGATATACGTATCCTGTATAAATAGTCATGCTGATTGCTCCTTGTAAGCGTTAGAGTGACTGGGTGTGCGAAACCGCGAGTCACATCTTATTTATAAAATATGGGTTTGGTGGTTGACCTTGCAACAGAATAACCACCACTTAGATGAACCTACTTTGCCGACGGGTTCTACCACCGAAATAAGTCTTGACGAAGACGTTGGTGGCTGCCATGGAGAGGGTGCTCCATATCGTAGGTTCTTCTAAGTTTAGCTCCACGGTTTATCGAGGGGCAGGAAAAGCCTGGTGAATGCATAGTAAGTCAGTTAACTTGACTGATACTGCTTTGTTGAAATCAGGTACTAGCAAAGGGCTTAAACAACATTAAGCCTGGTCGTAATAAGAGAGAAAGCCGAGAATGTGGGACAGAGGAAGAAGTTCCCGAGTCAAAGATTCAGAGCAAGTATCCCGCCCTAGTGGTAAGTTTTCCTGTCACGCGGTAAACCGTGGTATAAATAAGTTTTGTTGGGTCCGAGCAGAAGAGCGCAAGATCCTAACTATCGAGGAAGATCATCACCCTAGCTGATAACCGCCACTATGTGGGATGTTCGGCGCAACCGATGAAAGGTTTATTCTAGGGGGGCTACGTATAGCGATTGCCCTTAAACGGAGCGATAGTACCCAGCAAACTTTGATGAACACTGACAACGAATAACACCACGCGGATATCTAGGGATCGCGACTCGAAAAGCACACGGTGAGAAGTGCAGGTATCAGTCAGTGTTCATCTAAGTTATGTACTTTGTACTGTCTCCTATCGCGGTACATTGCACGGCTAGGTCCGATTGTAGATAGTGATACGACTCTGTTGGGTGTCGGCAGAGTAAGAGATAATGTCTTCTGGCTACTCGGTGGATATAGGGCACCCCGTTTTCTAAGGATACATTATGAACCTGTACTTTAAGCCACATAATGAAAATGTTGGCTATCACTTTGGTAGCAAAGGCATCAAGATCATTGAAGAAAAATATGGTGCACGGTACATGGGTTACTGGTGCACCAAACGTCTAGGTGGCAACTGGAATGAAACTCCAGTAGATGTATTCTATCAACCTAATCCAGACACAAGCAAAGGTCATACACATTACTTCGGCGTCTATCGTGATGCGGCAGATCGTGTGATGATCACTGAGGCTTCTTCCGTATTCTCTAATCCACTTGTTGGTGCTGTATGTGATGACGGCGAAGTGATTGTATCACGATATCGCCATGACTATCAAGAGACTAAAGGCGCAATGATTGATGGTGGACGAGATTATACCAAAACAAAATGTTGCAAAACTGTTGAGATTGTGGTAAAAGGAGATAAGTTCATTATTAAGGAGAATGTGAATGGATGAGTTGAAGATCAAAACACCAGCAGAGTTTGCTGAAGAGATTGAAGAGTTAGTATGGCAGTATGATATTGATTATATTGATGCTGTTATGCTATACTGTGAACGAAACAATCTAGAAGTTGAGACAGTGGCGTCTCTAGTAAAGGGCAATGCCAATCTGAAGTCACGAATGCAGAGTGATGCAGAGAACTTAAACTTTCTGCCAAAAGTCGCCAGATTGCCTGTATAAATACATTGACACCAGAAGATATATGGTGTAAAACAAGATATACATTATGAATACTGTGGATAATAAACATACAACAACCATACAATCATACGGAGAATATATATGGACTTTAGCAATCTCAAGCGTAACAGCGGTTCAAGCATCAACAAGCTTAACGACCAGCTAAAGAAACTCAACACAAACGAAAATCAGTCGAGCAAAGATGACCGCTTCTGGTATCCCTCAACAGATAAGACTGGTAATGGCTATGCTGTTATCCGCTTCCTTCCTGCTCCAGGCGAAGAAGATGTGCCATTCGTTCGTGTGTTTGAACATGGCTTCAAGGGCCCAAGCGGCACTTGGTATATCGAAAAGTCTCTGACCACACTCGGTCAGAACGATCCAGTTTCTGAGTATAACACTCAACTCTGGAACTCAACTACCGATGAGCAGTCACCAGCCCGTAAGCAGGCTCGTGAACAGAAGCGTAAGCTAAACTACGTTTCGAACATCTATGTTATCAAGGATCCTGCGAACCCAGAGAATGAAGGCCAGGTTAAGCTTTTCAAGTATGGTAAGAAGATTTTTGATAAGATCAACGAATCAATGAATCCTGCTTTTGCGGATGAAGAAGCAATCAATCCATTTGATCTTTGGACTGGTGCTAACTTCAAGATCAAGATTCGTCAAGTTGCTGGTTATCGCAACTACGACTCTTCAGAGTTTGAAGCTGCTGGTCCTCTGTCAAAGGATGACAATAAGCTTGAACAGATTTGGAAGTCAGAGCATTCTCTACAAGAGTTTGTTGATCCAAAGAACTTCAAGGACTATGATACACTGAAGCGTAAGTTGCACGCGGTTCTTGGCTTGAATGAAGCGGCTGCGGCTCGTCGTGAAGTCTTCGAAGATCCTATCGCTCGTGCTGAAGCACCTGTACAGCGTCAAGCTGCTGCACCAAAGATTGCAGCCGCACAAGATGATGTGCCATGGGCAACAGATGATGAAGACGATGATCTAGCTTATTTCAAGAAGCTGGCATCAGACTAAATAGAATACTGGAGCAATGGCAGAGTCTGGTTTATTGCACTCGCCTTGAAAGCGAGAGGACCTGAAAAGGTTCCGTGGGTTCAAATCCTACTTGCTCCGCCATCTTAACTTAGGGGTAGCTTCGGCTACCCCTTTTTTATTGTGATGATGAATCGTCTGGTGTTGGATCGTTTGGTCTACTAGTGAACTTCTCAGCGCCAGCAAAACCAATACCAGCAATCACGATGTCACGAAACGACTCAAAGATAAACTGTTCAACATGAAGATTGAAGAACGTATTGGAAATACCTAAACCCATCATAAAGAATGTTGATATGAATGCCAACACACGCTTTGATGATGGATAACCATCGATGTCTTTAAGTAGTTCTGCTATCCATGGAAAAAACTGTGATAGCCATGCGAATAGTTTTATCATAATGATTCCTTATGTTCCTGCGTGATGTTTATTGCCCTGTGCTGGTTCTACTGCACCAAAATAAGATTCTACTGATTGCCACCAACTACTTGAAGACGAACTTTTGTTGCCCTTAGAACCACCTGGTGGTGAACCACCTGGTGGTGTTGGTGAAATAGGCGAAATATCTGGCATCTTACCTGCATAAGAGTCGGATAAGATTTTCTGCTGCTCTTGGTCGAACGTTCCCCAATGGTTCCTAAGTTTAGGTTGTTTCAACTTGATCGCTGCTATATCTATATGCATGTGATCGCGTTCAAATCCTATACCAGTGATACCTTCTTTGATTGCTGCTTTGAGAACTAGTGTTCTGCCGGCATTTGATTGTAGAATAGGATTTCTAGAATAGCCTATGTCTAATGCTGTACCATGATCGTGTCTTGTGTCAGGTCCTACAGCGCGACGGTGATCGTCTCTCGCACCTGTAATGATTAACTTGGCGCCGACATCTTTTTCTATTCTTTTGAATGCACCAATGATATCTGGATCAATGCCGTGAAGTGTGACGGGATTAGAAGGATCGGTTTTGAGATTAACTCCCTCAACTTCTTGTGCAGTTAATGGCCTTACTTTTGGTAAAGGCATATTAGGCAAATCAGAACGACTGTTAGGATTTCTTTTTGGACCAGATGCTGGCTTATCTGAAAGACTTATTTTTGTCGTTTCTTCATTTTTAGACACAGACACAGTAGAACCATATTCATCTCCTTCAGTATAGTCTATCTGTTCACCTGCTCCCATAGGAACTGATGTAACGTCTAGTCTTTTAATGTCAGATTCTTTTTGTTGTGAAACTAATGTGGGAGCAGATTTCTTTTGATTCGTTTGCCCAGCGGTGCCTGATATATTCGAAGCAGCTTCTTTTACCTTGCGTTCGTCATCTTTTCTTTCATCTTCAACTGTATAAGGCTTACTCTTATCGCCTTGATCTACATTTGATGTCTGTTCATATTGTGACACATTCGCAGCTTTTGTTTGTCCTCTATCACTCACTCCGATATTAACAATAGACATCAAAGTGTCATATACATTGTCCATAACTGTTGATAGTGTAGTCTCTACCGTAACGAACATCTTCTTTAACATTTTGAAAATGTTTTCGCCGAATCCTGCAATCAATACAGATGCAGCAACAACAATGCCAGCAATCATGCCTCCCATGTCACCATCATCATTCTGTTCTTTGGTTACAGCAAGTTCTTCTGGGTTTGTTTCCATTTTTGGCTGCAACTTAACAGCATCTATTTTCTTTGTTATAGAAAATATTCCAACGGCAGACAGAATAGCAACACCCAAATCATGCGTAAGCGCACTAATGCGGTTCTCTTCAGTGAGAACTTTAGTTACGACCTCTACTTCTTCTTTAGGCTTTTTGGATTTAGACCAAAAAGAGTTGAT